AAGTGAGAGTATTCTCTGGCCACCTGAGATTGGAAAACCATCTAAATTTGTGTTTAAAAAGAATAGAACATTTCGTTCCAGTAAATGTTAGATTATTAGAGACCCTTGAGGGTCTCTTTTTTTATGTAAGAAATTATACGTAGGCATTTCTTTTTGTTAAGAAATTATGTAATAGGTATAAATTTTTTAGTAAATAGTTATGTCATTGCGGAGAAAACAATGCACTAAAACCCCTCTATATTATGGGTAAAAAAATAAGTCATCATCAAGTCAAGTATGCATAATTTAATTCCTTTTAATCAATTAGCAGGTTCACATGAAGAACCGAGTAATGATTTAATCAATGAATATTACGAGTGTCTGATTGATTGTGATGACAACCAACATATTTGTAAACGCATGTGTAAAGAAGTTTTTAATTAAAAAATTTACAATGCTTATAAGAGGGGGGAATCACCCCTCTTTTTTTATGTGATAAATACCTATATGAAAGATAAAAAAGCAGCAAAACTAATTTTAAAACGAGCTAAAAAAAATCCATTTTTATACACAAAGGAAGATATTAGTTACGCTAAGAAAGTAAAAAAATTATTTAAAAAAAATGCCTTTTCACATAAAGAAACCAAGTGCTCTTGATTCCTCGGTAAACGTATATTACCTTGGAAATAAGAGATGGTCTGACAAGTATGATGATAGAAAACAATATACCAATAATCCAACATACTTAACTACAAACACTGATGGCAAAAACGGTGGATGGGAAAATTGTACTATCGTTAGTGAATAACTAAATAACTAAAAATAATAATGTCATGAAACAGTCACCAAGACAATTAAAAGAAGCACATAAGGCCTATGATAAGATTATAGATTATCTCATCACAGAAAATTATGCTTCAAATAAAAATGATGCGGATGCCATTATTGGTGGTATGAGTGAAGAGTGGTATAATATGATTATCAACGGATAATGAAAAACTTAGACCAGTTCCTAGATGAGGCACAATCACCAAAGTGCCCTAAAGGTTACAGATTTGATTCAAAACTTAAGAGTTGTGTTCCCACAAAACAATATAAGTATTATCCTAGTTTTGGTGGAAGGTATTATCGTGGCGGAGATAATCGCTCTGACAGTGGTAATGGTAATGGTAATGGTAATGGAAACGGTGGTAATGGCAATGGAAACGGTGGTAATGGTAATGGTGGCAATGGCGGTGGCAACGGTGGGGGCAACGGTGGAGGTGGTAATGGAGGAGGTGGAGGAGAGTGAAAACACTTCAACAGTTCCTTGAGTCATCTAATCCTAGAATTCCTAGAAAAAAAGGACAGCCAGCTAAATCTAAAAAACACTCTGACTTATATACAGATGAAGATCCTAAAGGAACTATTCATGGACTTGGTTTTAAAGATGTCTCTACTGCGAAAGCGTCTGTTTCAAAAATACGTAAATCTTCAAGATCACATGCTCATAAAATTCAAGCAGCAATTGCTATGGAACAGAGAGCAAGAGTAATGGGTAAAACATCAGAGGCAGCAGTATATCGTAAATTTATTAATTCAATGAAGAAGAAAACTAAAAAATGACTGTTTCTCGTAACCCACTTGCCGGACAAATTAGTAATCGTAATTTCCTATCTCCTGTAGGATTTAAGTTTTCACTTGCAAAATTTCCAAAGATAACATTTTTTTGTAATTCAGCATCAATACCAGAGATTTCACTTGGAACGTTTCAACAACCATCATATCTAAAACAAATTGACGTACCCGGAGAGAAGTTGACATATGGTGACTTAGATATTAGATTCTTAGTTGACGAGAATCTGGAAAATTATATGGCAGTTCATAACTGGTTAACTGGATTAGGTTTTCCAGAAACACCACAGCAGTTCATAGATAAAACAACAGATTCTGATGGTATTCGTGATTTGGAGGAGCAATATTGTGATGGAGGACTACATATTTTAAATAGTAACCTCAGAGACGTAGCTATAGTAAAATTTCAAAACTTATTTCCAGTATCATTAACTTCTCTAAACTTTGATGCAACTGAAACAGACATTAACTACTTTACAGCAAGTGCATCTTTCCGCTATACTGTGTATAATATAACTGATAAATCTGGCGATTTACTATGAATCTTGATAAAATTCAGGAGATGTGGGAGCGTGATGCTGTCATTGATCCTGATAACCTACATGATGAGTCTCTTAAAATACCTCAACTACACGCAAAATATTACACTATCTACAATACGATAACACTCTTACGAGAAAAAGCAAGGGAGCAGTATAGTAAAGTTAAGTTAGAAAGACATAACTACTATACTGGTAAAGCACCCGCAGAGGTGTACGTAGAAGAACCTTTTGGTTTTAAGGTGAGAGAAAAGGATGCAATACAGAGATATTTGGAGGCTGATGAAAAACTTAGTCAGGTAGACATGAAAATAAGATATTATGATGTAACACTTAAATTTTTAGAAGAAATTATCCGAAACATATCAGGTCGTACATATCAAATTAAAAATGCTATTGAATGGCAAAGATTTCAATCAGGATTTTAGTTAACTAAAAATGAGGTGATAAATAACTTTAGGTGATCCTATAGTCATGTCTCATTTGACAATATTGAAGAAAAATGAAGTCTATCTTCAGATAGAATCGGATCCTCACGTATTCTATGAATTATCAGATCAATTTACATTTGAATTGCCGGGAGCCAAGTTCATGCCACAGTATCGTAATCGATACTGGGATGGAAAGATAAGACTCTTCAATGTTAATAATGGTCAGATATATGTTGGACTTCTTGATAAGATCACAAAGTTTTGCGAAGATCACGGATATAGTTATTCTTTTGTAGACAACGAATATTATGGTACACCATTTGAGATAAATGAACATATCTCATTTGAAGGAGTCAAAGATTACATGGTGTCTATAAGTAAGTATACTCCGCGTGAATACCAAATTGAGGGAGTATACGACGCTTTAAGACATAATAGAAAGTTGTTGATATCCCCAACTGCTTCAGGTAAGTCTCTGATGATATACTCGATTGTGAGATATTATGTTGAGCGAGGTGAAAATACTCTGATAGTCGTTCCGACGACTTCGTTAGTAGAACAGATGTATAAAGACTTTGGGGATTATGGATGGGACGTTGGTTCATTTTGCCACAAAATTTACGCAGGAAAAGAACGAGAGACAAACTCTCAGGTAATCATAACAACTTGGCAATCAATCTACAAACTCCCCCGAAAATATTTTAAAAGATTTAGTGTTGTGATTGGGGATGAGGCGCACCAATTTAAATCAAAGTCATTAATATCTATAATGACAAAACTTGACCATGCAAAATATCGGTTTGGATTTACTGGCACACTTGATGGTACACAAACACATAAGTGGGTTTTAGAGGGTTTATTTGGGCCTTCATACAAAATTATAGGGACGAAAGACCTCATGACCAAAGGTCATGTTGCAAAACTTGACATTAATATCTTGCTTCTCAAACATCCACCGCAAAAATTTGAAACATTTGAAGATGAGATACAATTCATAATTTCTAATGAAAAGAGAAATAAATTTATTCGTAATTTAGCTTGGGATCTGAAAGGCAATACACTTATACTGTTTTCACGAGTCGAAGGTCATGGAAAGGTTTTATTTGAGTTGATAAATAATAATGTACTTGAACAACGTCAAACATTTTTTGTTCATGGTGGTGTAGATACTGAAGATCGTGAAAAGGTTCGTGAAATTACTGAAAAAGAAAACAATGCCATTATCGTGGCCTCCTACGGAACTTTTTCTACTGGTATCAATATCCGTAACCTCCATAACGTTATTTTCGCTTCTCCCTCCAAGTCGCGTATACGAAATCTCCAATCCATCGGAAGAGTGCTCCGTAAAGGAAATAACAAGACAAAAGCAACTTTATATGATATAGCTGATGATGCGACATATAAATCAAGACGTAATTACACATTAAATCATTTGATAGAAAGAATCAAAATTTATAACTATGAAAAATTTAATTACGAAATCATCAACATCTCACTTAAAAAATAATGGACACTGACATCAAAGTGACTATCAACTTAAATAAAATTGTTGAAGAACGAATTAAAAAAATGGGTGCATACCGTGATTTTGCTGCTAAATCTATTACAGGTGAACTCGTTTCAACAAGTGATATTGATGAAATAGCAGTTAAAAGTCGTTCTTGTATTAACTTAGCTGATACATATGCTGCTATCGATAAACTTATTTGTGAGCATTTAGGTATTCGAGAATCAACTATAGAAGACATGGTATTTGGAGAAAGACGGAATGGGTGACGAATTCTACAGCATTCTTAAACTTGTTTCCGGAGAGGAAATCTTCGCACTCGTTTGTGTGGACGAGAGCGAGGATGAACCTATATTGATTTTACATAATCCAATTAAGATGAAACCACTTCATCAGGCAAACCAATTAAACTATATCAAAGTTACTCCTTGGATGGAACTATCTGAAGAAGATATGTTTGTATTGAGAATGGATAAGGTAATTACTATGACAGAATGTAAAGATAAAAAACTTATTAAAATCTATAAACAATATATTGATGAAAAGGACGCGGACGATCTAACAATAATTAAATCAAGAAGTAAAAGAGGAAAGGTTACTTGGCCGGGAGACCCTAAGTTAGGGTATATCTCTAGTGTACAAAAGAAAAGAGAATCGTTGGAACAGCTCTTTAAGTCTGATTCAAAAGAGCCTTAATTCCCTTTAAACCTCACAAAGGTTATTGTACACATATAACGACATGTTGTCAAGTACTACCCCCGACTTGTCAAGAAAATAAAATATGCTATAATAGAATATAGTTACGACAGATAAGATGTCATGCCCAGAAAGAAGTCTGAACACTATGTAAATAACAAAGAACTTTTGGAGGCACTTATTGTCTATCGATCAAAAGTTGCCCATGCAAAAGAGAATGATCTTCCTAAACCTAGAATTACTAATTATCTAGGATCATGTTTTCTAAAGATTGCAACACACTTATCATATAAACCAAACTTTGTAAACTACATGTTTCGTGATGATATGATATCAGATGGTATTGAAAATTGTGTTCAGTATATTCATAACTTTGATCCAGCTAAATCTAAGAATCCTTTTGCATATTTTACTCAGATTATACACTATGCCTTTCTGAGACGCATACAGAAGGAAAAAAAGCAATTAGATATAAAGAATAAGATTATTGAAAAAACAGGGTTTGATGAGGTTATGCATGTTGATGAAGGGAGTGCATTGACAGGAGCAATGTCTGAGTATAATACAATTAAGGATAATATTGCGCAAAAGAAAAATAGATGAGACTTGCAATTATAACTGATACCCATTTCGGTGCAAGAAAGGGATCAAAAAATTTACATGACTATTTTGAATTATTCTATAAAAATATATTTTTTCCATCATTAGAAGCAGAGGGAATTGATACTATTATTCATATGGGAGATGTTTTTGATGGTCGAAAATCGATTGATTATTACAGTCTTGAATGGGCAAAGAGAGTTGTATTTGAACCCATGAAAAAATATAAAGTTTATGCAATAACAGGTAATCATGACTGCTACTACAAAAATACAAATATAATCAACTCTCCAGAATTATTGTTAACTTCATATGATAATTGGGAGATATATTCTGGTGCAGTAGATATCAATATAGATGGCCTAGATATATTACTTTTACCTTGGATAAGTGCTGATAATCATGATGAAACTATAGAAGTTATAAAAAAATCTAAATCTAAAATTGCAATGGGGCACCTTGAACTGAATGGATTTAAGGCAACCCGTGGACATCTTATGGAAGATGGTATGGATGTTTCATTGTTTGATAAGTTTGAGCAAGTTTATTCGGGGCATTTTCATACAAGATCTACAGATGGAAAAATATTTTATTTAGGTAATCCTTATGAAATGTTTTGGAATGATGTAAATGACCCTAGAGGTTTTCATTTATTTGATACTGACACTAAAGAAAAGGTCGCAATTAATAATCCTTATAAATTATTTTATAACATATATTATGAAGATACTAATCATAAGTTATTTAATACCACTGAATATAAGAATAAAATTGTAAAAGTTATTGTTCGTAAAAAGTCAAATCCAAAAGAATTTCAAAAATTTATTGATAAACTTTATCGCTCAGAAGTTCAAGACTTAAAGATTGTTGAAAACTTTGCAATCGTTGAGAATGAAGATTTTGATGTTGAAGAGGATGAAAATACAATTTCAATATTAAATAGATATATCGATGAATCAGAAATTGAGTTTGATAAAGGAATTGTAAAAAATATATTTCGTGATCTGTATAGGCAAGCCTGCGAGGTAGAATGATGTTTGTTTTAACTCTGGACAATCGAAAAGATGACGGTGCATATGCTGTTCAAGATTCTGATGGTAATAAAGTTCTTTTCCTATTTGAAGAAGAGGATGATGCTGTTCGATATGCTATGATGTTAGATAATGCTATGGATAATTATATGGGTAAAGATATGCAAGTTATAGAAGTTGAAGATGACCTTGCCATAAAGACTTGTAGCATGTATAATTATAAGTATGCAGTCATCACACCTGATGATCTTGTGATTCCACCTAGTAATGATAAAATTCAAGAAGATTAAATGGAAGAATTTTCTGTCAACGGGAGACCATTGGACAGAGATTGACTTCCTTGAAAAGAACACAAATTTAATAATCGGACATAATGGTTCAGGAAAGAGTACCTTATTGGATGCACTTACTTTTGTTTTGTTCAATAAACCATTCCGTAAGATCAATAAGACTCAATTAATTAATACAGTAAATGAAAAAGATTGTGTTGTTGAATTGGAGTTTGATGTAAATGCAAGAGAGTATGTAGTTCGTAGAGGGATGAAACCAACTGTATTTGATATTGAAGTTAATGGATCTCCCCTACATCGACAGGCTGACGATCGATCAAATCAAAAGATATTAGAAGAAAATATACTGAAAGTTAATTATAAATCATTTACCCAAATAGTCATACTTGGAAGTAGCACGTTTGTCCCATTCATGCAATTATCAAGTTCAGTTCGTAGAGATGTGATTGAGGATTTACTTGATATTCGTATCTTCTCATTTATGAATAACTTATTAAAAGATAAGTTAAGAATTCAAAAAGAACAAGTTCGATCACTTAATTTAAAAAGAGAGAACTTAGAAGATAAAATTAAGATGCAAGATAAGTTTCTCAAGGAGATTGAGAACCGTAGTAAAGAAGATATTAAAAGTCGAAAAGAAAAAATTAATGATTTGATTCGGGAAACTGATGAGTATGTTATTGTAAATGAAGAGTTAGAAAATGAGGTACTTGATACTACTAAAGAACAAGAAAAATTTGTAGGTGCTGATAAGAAGTTATCTAAATTAAATAATTTTAAAGGACAGATTTCAAATAAAGTATCCAATATCACTAAAGAACATAAATTTTTCAAAGAAAATACGGTTTGTCCCACCTGCACTCAAGATATAGAAGAAGATTTTCGATTAAATAAGATTGAAGATGCTCAATCTGAGGCTAAAAAACTTAAGAAAGGTTTTGAAGACTTAGAGAAAACTATTGAACATGAAAAGGAAAGAGAGCGTCAGTTTGTTAAACTATCAAAGGAGATTACTAAACTCAACAATGGCATTTCTAAAAACAATACTCACATCTCTATCAACCAGAAACAGATTAGAGAACTTGAATCAGAAATTCAAACTATTACCGAGCAATTTAAAAACAGAAATACTGAGCATGAAAAATTAGAAGAGTTTAAAACTAATCTCAAAACAACTGATGATAAACTTTCTGAGAGAAATCAAGATATAGTTCATCATGACTTTGCTTATTCACTCTTAAAGGATGATGGTGTTAAGACTAAAATAATCAGAAAATATCTACCACTTATCAATCAACAGGTAAATCGTTACTTGCAAATGATGGATTTCTACATCAACTTTAAATTAGATGAGGAGTTTAATGAGACAGTAGAATCACCAATACATGAACACTTTTCATATTCATCTTTTAGTGAAGGTGAAAAAATGAGAATTGACTTGGCACTATTATTCACATGGAGGGAGGTGGCTAGAGTTAAGAACTCTGTTAATACTAATCTACTAATCATGGATGAAGTATTTGATAGTTCTCTTGATGGATTCGGTGTCGATGAATTTATGAAGATTATTCGTTTTATTATCAAAGATGCTAATATATTTGTAATATCACATAAGTCAGACTTACATGATAAGTTTGATAATCTTATGAAGTTTGATAAAGTTCGTGGATTTAGTAAGAGGATTGCATGAAAATTTTAGTTACTGGACATCTTGGTTTTATTGGAAGTCATGTATATGAATACTTTTTAAGTCAAGGGCATCAGGTCGATGGATATGATATTCCATATGATCTGGGTGATTTTAAAACAAAAAAGAAATATGATTTGGTGGTACACCTTGCAGCGAATGCTGCAATTCGTGAGGCCATAGAGAATCCTAATGCATTCTGGGAAAACAATGTCATAAAATCGATACCGATATTTGAATATTGTAGAGAGAATAATGTGAGATGTTTATACGCAAGTTCTGCATCCGTGTATGAATGGTGGATCAATGCTTATGGTATTACCAAGAAGGTGAATGAAATACAAGCCCCACCTAATAGTGTTGGTATGAGATTTTTTAATGTATATGCAGAAAAAGTAAGTCGTTCAGATATGTTGTATCGAATGTTAGAAGATAAAACTGCTACGTATCTCACAAGACATAAGAGAGACTGGATACATGTGAATGATATTGTGTCAGCGATTGCAGTTCTCTCGGAGAGTGATTATACAGGAGTCTTAGATATAGGAACTGGAAATCCTGTTGCAGTAATTGATCTTGCAACTAAAATGGGTATGGGACACCTACCAATTAAGGAGGATACACCCGGTGAAAGAGATATTACATGTGCTGATATCAAAAAATTAAAGTCTTTAGGTTGGTCTCCAACTATTAATGTCCTTGATACGGTTTGACTAAGTATAAATATTTCTAATAGTACATATTAAAACATGTTATCAACCCAATATCGTCTTCGACTTGAAGGCATATGTAAGTCAATTGCAGCAGGAACTGAGGTAAGTCTAGAGGATATGATATGGGCAGAGAAGTTGGCAAAGGCAAATACAAGTGCCAGAGGAATGATTAAACAAGCAAGAAGAATGAAGACGAATCCGAACGATTCTTTTCTGAATAACTTGAATATAGGAGACTCCGATTCAAGTGGTAGACAAATTAGGGGTTTCGATAGTCCAGATGAAATATATGATTGGTTTAGATCTGATAGGTCAGATGATTGGCGACAAAGAGATTAGTAGACAATTAAAAAAGTGTCCACTAACCGTCCTTTGTGGCGGTTTTCTTGTTATCATAGGTATATCAGATAAAAAACCCCATGACTATCAAGCACGAAATCAAATCACAACTAGCTAAATTACTTGCAACAGAAGATTTAGTCGTAGAGCATCGTAAAGTTGAAACCGCAATGTTTGATGTTCAAACAAGAGTGTTAACTCTACCTCTTTGGGATAAGGCATCTGAAAATGTTATTGATATGTTAGTGAGTCATGAGGTTGGACATGCATTATATACACCAAATGAGGAGTGGTGGAAAGATTATCAAATACATCCTAGTTTTGTGAATATTGTAGAGGATGCTCGTATTGAAAAGTTGATGAAGAGAAGATATGATGGCATCTCAAAGACTTTTTACAAGGGTTACACTGAGTTGCATAATGATGATTTTTTTCAAGTTAAAAAGAAAAATATATCTGAGATGATTCTTGCTGATCGTGTTAATCTACATTACAAGATTGGTACATATTATGACATACCATTTACTGTTGAGGAGAAATTTTTTCTAAACAAGATTGATATATGTGAAACATTTGAAGATACACTTAAGGCAGCAAAAGCACTATATGATTATTGTCTTGCAGAGGAGCAAAGAAAAGAAAAAGAAAAGGAAGAGGCAGAAGATTTTTCTAACTTCGATCTTGAACTTGATGAGGATGGTGATGGTGATGGTGAGAGACCTATGAATGGTACTAGATCAGAGGAAGTTGATACTGATGATGTTGATGATGATGGCGAACAGCAAGAGGAAACAGAGATTGAAACTAAAGTTGATACACATATTGGTGGACATGATGGTGTTACAGAGATATCTGCAGAGACAGTTGAGAGTCTTGATGAAGCACTTAAAAATCTAACAAATGAAGGTGCAAGAGAGAATGTATATCTTGAGTTACCAAAACTTGATCTTGATAAGGTTATTATTTCTAATGAAGATATACATGATCAATGTCAGCAAAGATTATCTCAAGCATACAAAAAAGTAGCAGAACAAGAGCAAGCTAAGTTGAGAGGTGATATAAATCACTACAATTACTATACAGAGTATGGTATTAAAAAATATCTAGAGCAAACTGAGCAAGACTTTGCAAAGTTCAAAAAGTCTGCACAGAAAGAAGTCAACTATCTTGTTAAAGAATTTGAGTGTAAAAAATCCGCATCTGCGTATGCTCGTGCTACTACAAGTCGTACTGGTGTTCTTGATACAACTAAGTTACATACTTACAAGTATAATGAAGATCTATTCAAAAAAGTTTCAGTGATTCCAGAGGGTAAAAATCATGGTCTTGTATTCATCCTTGACTGGTCTGGCTCAATGTCCCATGTTATGTTAGATACAATCAAACAGTTATACAATCTAATATGGTTCTGCAAGAAAGTTCAGATTCCATTTGATGTTTATGCATTTACAACTTCATATCCAAAAGAAAATCGCGATGAAAATGGATATGCCATTCCATTATATGAAGCAAAGGATAATATGCTACTTGTAGAAAATCAATTCTCTTTATTGAATCTCTTTACAAGTCAATCTCGTATCAAAGATTTGAATGAGCAAATGATGAATATTTTCCGTATTGTAAATTCTTACAGAGACTATTCTTATCGTGATCTTACACCATATGGTTTAGAACTATCAGGTACACCCTTAAATGAGACAATCGTTGCACTTCATGATCTTATCCCTCAGTTTCAAGCAAGAACTAAAGTTGAGAAAGTTAATTGTGTGATTCTTACAGATGGAGAAGGTTATCAACTTTCATATCATAGAACAGTAGAAAGAGGACTCATGGGTGATTCTTACTTTGGTAGAGGTAATTATGGTGAGGGATGTATTATTCGTAATCGTAAAACTGGCAAGACATATAACTGCGGTTATCAGTATCATGATTTCACAAAGATGCTACTTCGTAATATCTCTGATGAATTAACAAATGTAAATTTTGTTGGTATTCGTATCATGGATGGTAGAGATGCCAAGCATTTTGTTCAATCTAATAGTGATGATTTTAACAGTCCACAGATTGAAAAGACTATGCAACAGTGGAGAAAGACAAAGACTCTTATCTTGGAAGATGTAGGTTATAAAGTATATCTTGGATTATCTTCATCAGCTGTGGGTAATGACGCAGAGTTTGAAGTCAAAGAAGATGCATCAAAGGCAGATATTAAGAGAGCATTTACTAAGAGTCTTAAGAACAAGAAGATGAATAAAAAGATCCTAAGTAAGTTTATTGAAATGGTTGCCTAAATAACAGGAGATTAACATAAAAGTAAAATGAGTAGATTTGGAGATTTATTAAGTGGTGAACCATCAACACCACCTGTAGTAGATGCAACACCATCTTCAGTAGAACCTGTGGAAGATGAGATCGAAGAAAAGGTAAGTCCTAAAACAGTAAATTTGTGGAATCTATCAAAAGATGAATTGGAGGAGTATGGACGTACTTTAGGAATTGAACTTGATCGTAGACATAATAAATCAAAGTTGGTAAAACAACTAGAAAACTATATTGACGGACTATAAGAAATAGTGTGGACAGTTAACAAACTGTCTACTTTTTATTGTCTAGGGTTGACTATGAACTATAATAAGTACATAGCAAACAACCCCTTTTATTATGGCAAACCTTTTTGAAATCAAAATGACTCGTGAAGAAATTATTGATGGTCTTAGATCACAATATGGATCAGAGTTCACTACACCGGAAGTTCGTGCATGGTGTGCCATGAACGATATTACCTATCAAACAGTTACAAAAAAATTAAAAGAGTTTAAAGTAACAAAAGGTAAGTGGAATCTTGAAGTAACACAGGAAGTTGTAGAGGACATTGAAAGATCATATGCAGCACCTGCAGCAGCACCTGCGATTGTTGCGTCAGTTCAACAAAATCTTGTCCCCGAAGTTGATGAGACATTTGTAAAGTTTGGCCCGTTCTCTGATATTAAAAAAATAATTCAATCTAAATTATTTTATCCTACATTCATTACAGGATTATCAGGTAATGGTAAGACATTCTCTGTTGAACAAGCATGTGCACAACTAAATAGAGAGTTGATTCGCGTAAATATTACGATAGAGACAGATGAAGACGATCTTATTGGTGGGTTTCGTCTTGTTGATGGTAACACTGTTTGGCACAATGGGCCAGTCATCGAATCTTTGGAGAGGGGAGCTATTCTCCTTTTAGATGAGATTGATCTAGCATCGAACAAGATTTTATGTTTACAATCTATTCTTGAAGGCAAAGGTGTCTTCTTGAAGAAGATAGGTAAGTGGGTAAAACCTGCTGCAGGATTTAATGTGATTGCGACTGCAAACACAAAAGGTAAAGGATCTGAGGATGGTAGATTTATTGGAACTAATGTTCTTAATGAAGCATTCTTAGAGAGATTCCCTGTAACTTTTGAACAATCATATCCTCACGTTAAGATTGAAGAGAAAATGTTACGTTTACACTCTGCAAGTGTTGGTGTTCATGATGATGAGTTTATCAAGAAACTTGTGGATTGGGCAGATATCATTCGTCGTACATTCTATGATGGTGGTATTGAAGAGATCATCTCAACTCGTAGACTTGTTCATATCATTCGTGCATATTCAATCTTCAATAACAAAGCAAAAGCAATTGAGAATTGTGTAAATCGTTTCGATGATGAAACAAAACAGTCATTTATGGAATTATATGATAAAGTAGATTCAGATGTAGATTTCGATAAGGAGTCCGATGAATCTGTGGGGTAACTACAAGAAAGTATTACATGATACCTTTGATCTCCAGTTTGCTCATCCTTGGGCAGATTGGGAGGCCAAAGGTACTGTTCTTTCTGCAAAAATATACAAACATGACTATATAATAAAGTCAAGAGTTGTGGAGATTTGGAATGAAAAGTCTAGCATATACAACAACATCATCTATCCTAAAACAGGCAGTAATCTTCCCTGTTTTGGTATGGATCTTATGGGATTTAATGAAAA